AGTATCTCAGTATTAATCAATGTTGTTACTGTTCCACCCCAATAATCGTTTTTAAAGTATCCTGGAGCATCGTGTAGTATATTTAATCCACCAGTTTCTTTCATAGTATTAGTAAGTCCTACTACGTTTTCTTCTAAAGTATTGGTTCTGATCTTAACACTTGATATTTCACTTGTATTAGCATTTGCTATATTCTTTATAGTGGATACTGTGCTTGTTATTCCATTAACATTTTGCTCAACAGTTGTTATTTTACTGCTTTGACTTGATTGTTCTAATACTACTAGAGAAATTGTACCTAATGCTTTATCAACTTTTATTTCGGCTTGCCTTAATTTTAATTCGAGATCTGGTTTATATATAAGATCCACTACAGCGTTTATTACTGCTGGAGCATACATTTCACTATCAAGTCCTAATGGTGATTTCCACAGTTTTCTCAAGACTATTGTATCTTTACCATCTATTTTTATTTTATCGCCTAATTTAAGTGTTGGTATTCCTTGCCCTTTCATGTCATATGGTATATATCCAAATCCTTTAACTTGTAAAAACAAATTATTTGTTAATTGCTCACGTTTTTGTTGTGTATATGCAAAATAATTATCATTTATTATTAGGTTATGAACTCCATTTACTAATATATCAACTGAATCATCAACTGCTACGTTCTCACCTTCAACATTTTTCATACCTAAAACCAACCTATTTATTCCATAAGTTGGTCTTTTAAATTCTATTTCTTCATATTCGCTTGCAATCAATTCAATATCTGTATCACTAGTTAACTTTAATTTTAATTTATCACTATCTATTATTCCAAATAATCCATTAATACTAGCAATATTCATTAATACAATCTTGCAACTTTCGTTGTTTACAAACTGATTATTTTCTATTATAAATTGATTATTTATTAATACAATTGGATCTAATTCAACTCCGCATTGCAACGATACATCATCTAATAATTCTCCAAATGTGCAAGGATATGTTACTCTATCTTCGTATGTCTTATTAAATTTAACCATAATATCAAATGCTGTAATTGTAGTAAATCCATTTGCCTGTTTCTCTCCAACACCAAAAGTTATAAACGTACCCATATCTATATATTCATATACAGTTCCGTTCCATACTCCAGTAAAATATTTAAAATTCTTATTTTCAAAATCTACTGTATTGTCATTGTATAATTCAAAACTTAAATCTTTAGATATACAATTTCCAAATATATTTCCCTCATTATAGCAATCATCAAATAATTCAACATTTGTTATAAATATTTGTTTACCATCTATTAAAATATAATCATTTTGTGTTGTACTAACTCTATAATTCATAAGTATTACCCCACTGTTTCAAATTCAACATCTAATTCATTGTACTGTTCTTTATTATTAACACTATTTATCAATACTGGCTCTGGTATATCTACAAGCCTAAAATTTCTAGTCTTATTTATTTTGTCATCAATCGACCAAAACTCCATTGGAAATACAAAATTGCTTTTCAATAAATTTAATAAATTTTGCATTTGTATATCATTTAATCTACCGAATCTAACTTTTATTTTTACTTTTTCTATTGTAGCAAAATTAAATCTTTCAGAACCATCACTCATCATTTTACTACCCAAAACAATTGGTATTTTTTCAATGCAAGTATATGAATCTGCTAATATACCTATTAAAATAGTATTAGTTATTTTTAATAAATGTGTCATATTCCGAAAGCCACCTTTCTTCTTAAACTATAATTATTTGTGTTATTAGATATTTTTCTGCCATCTAAATTAGTTACTTCAGTTATACTTATATTTTTATCTAATAAATTATCTACAACAACAGTTTTATTTAATATATTACTTGTTAAATTTCCATCTATGTTAGCATTTATTTTAGATGTTTCCGTATTTATCGCACTTTGCATATCTAAATATACAGATTTTAGATTTTTTGTAAATCCACTACCTACACCTAATGCTATATTTTTACCAACTTCTTTTTCAAAGACTTTAGAAGGTGAATGTATGCCTAAAGCTGTTTTCATTCCATTAACTACACCTGTTGCAAACTCTTTTATTCTATCTTTAATCCAACCAGCCATTCCAGTAATTCCATTCCACATTCCCGTAACAATGTTCTTGCCTATATCCAACATTTTATTAGGTAATTCTTTGAATCCATTTATTACATTATCTATAAACTTAGGTATTTCTGTTTTAGAAGTATTTATTAAATTAGCTACCCATTCTATAAGTCTATCTTTAGCACTAATAATTGCATTCCATATCTTACTTGGTAATTCCATAAAAAATTGAATTACTTTTCCAATAAAATTAGGTATTTTAACTGTAGCAAAATCCCATAGTCCTAAAAAAAACATTACAAATAAACCTAATATAAATCCTACCATAAAACCGATGTATTCAGGTAACTTTTTGAAAAAGTTTATAACACTACCTATTGCATTAGGTATATCTTCTGTAAAAAAATTAATAATTCCATTCCATAATTCATAAAAGAATTTACCTATTGTTGTAAATACTCCTATTATAAAGTTTCTAAAATCTTCATTTGTCACCCATAAATACATTATTCCCGCTACTAAAGCAACTATTAAAGTTATTATTAATACTATTGGATTTGCTAATAATACTGCGTTTAAAGCTGCAAATGATAGTGTTACTGCTGATATTATACTTTGTATTGCTATAACTGTCTTAAATGCTATAAAGCCAGCTATTAAGGGAACTAATATTAAAGATATATAATATAATGTATCTTTAAATTGTTGCCAATTTATTGTATCAAATTTTTCACTAAATGTTGCAATTAATTCGTTTGCTTTAGGAAGTAATGTACCAGAGATATAATCTGTAACTGGTTTTAATATTTTTCCAGAAAATTGACTAAAGTTATCTTTAATAGTAGACCATTGGCCTTCCATTGTTTTAGATTGTTTTTCCATAGAATTATAAAATCTGCCACCCTCAGATGTTGCACTTTTAAATGCTTCTGTTACCATATCTGAACTTATTGCACCTTTTTCCATATCTTCTTTTAATTCTCTCATGGATTTTCCTGTTTTTTCAGACATGATCTGTAACGGATTAAATCCTTGACCTACCATTTGTAATAAGTCTTGTCCCATTAATCTACCTGTACTTTGCACTTGTGCAAATGATAATGTCAAAGAATTAAATTTATCTTTATTTCCTAAAGATACATCGCCTAACATTTTTAAAGTAGGCATTATACTATCTGCATCCATTCCAAATGCTAATAGAGTTTGACTTCCTTTAGCTAAATCACTTAATTCAAAAGGGGTTTTTGCTGCAAAATTTTTTAAATTTCCTAACATTTTATCTGCTTTATCTGCGCTTCCTAATAATGTCTCAAACCCAGCTTGATATTGCTCCATTTCACTATTAAACTTAAACCCTGCTCCAATTATAGCAGTTCCAACTGCAGCTGTTGCGATTGCGACTCCAGCTATTGCTCCTTTAATGATATTAAGTCCTTTTTCAGAGGATGCTCCCATTTGTTTTACTGCTTTATCGAAATCAGCTGTATCTATTTTGGTATCAAAATTTAAATGTCCATCTGCTGCCATTTTATCACCGTCCTTTTAGACATAGAAAAAGAGCTAGATTTTCATCTAACTCTTAGTATTTTTTTCTATATTATAAAATTATTTCTCCAATTTCATTTGTTTTATTTTCTTTTTTAAACTCATTTATAAATTTATTTTTACCTAGAATAGTGTTACTAACATCAAATAATATTGTTTTTATATCATTTTCATTTATTCCATAATAAGAAACATTAAGTATCTCCTTAATTACAGTTTTACTTTTTGTACCTGTTCCAGATAAGCCACCTAAAATCAAACCAGCTGGTCCAAATAATAATCCACCTGTAATTCCTCGACCTATAACACTTTTATTTTTACTTTCTATATTTGTTTCATTAACTAATTCAACACTTATAATTTTACTAATATCAATTTTATAAATTTCTGGTGTTTTAGGTTTAAATAAATATATTTTTTCTATTTTTAAAAATTCATTATCAAATGTTACTTTATAAACATCAAATTCATTTTTATTAGTAGGTAATCCACTTATATATGAACCTCTTATCTCTACATTTTTCACAGAAATCACATCCTTTTGTATATTATACCCTATTTTTACAAAATGTAAATGATATTAAAATAAATTAGATAGATTTTTTGCAAATTCTTGTTCTTTTTCTTCTTCAGTTCTATTATCTGGTAAAGCATAAATTTTCTTTAAATTCTCATAATACTTTCTTTGCTCTTTATTCGTTTTATTATCAATTTTCATACTTCTATAACCCATAATTTTAACTATTTGATTATCTTCTTTAAGACTTTTAAACATAGCTTTGAATTTCCACCAATGCAAATATTTAATATCTTGTAAATCAATTCCATATTGATTTAGAAAAGCCGAATAAATATACTCATCATCAAACTCATAAGAATAAATTTTACATATATTACTCTCATTACTTTTTGATTTTTTTATATTTTCTTCAACTTTACCACATTTATAGAACCAAAGCATATTGTTTATAGCTATCTCTATATTCTTTGGTACTTCATTATAATATAATTGTATAGCTTTTGCAACTTTTTTTTCTTCAGTTAAAGAGTTATCTTGCATTAATAATTCAAATAATATAGAAGTTCTAAAATCAGTGTTTAGATTGATATTTTTTACTTTAGTAGGTAATACATCAATTAACATATTCATTTCTTATTTGACCTTCTTTGAGCTCTATTTGAAGAATATTTGTTAAATTCTATACCTGATTTTTTTTGTTCTTCAGCTACCTTGTCTACTATTTCTCCAAAAATTCTAGTACATTTTAAAAAGTTACCTTTTATACCTTCTAGTATTTTGTTAGCTTTTTCTTCACCAAATAAGTTATTACATAAATTAATAACTCCTTTACAGTATATTTCAGCTTGTTCGTACTGCTTTAATGTTTTACTAGTTGTGTTGTGAATTTCATTGTCTATTTCCTCAATTCCAATTTCAAACTTTTTTAAGTTTTCAGTTTCAAATATGTCAAAATCTACTTCTATATTATTTATAATCATTTTAAATACCTCTTCCTATATTGTTATTATTATTATACTACAATAGTCTCTGCTTTGTAAACTGGGGAACTTACAATTACCATACTACCAGTTTTATCTGTATATCCTGTTTTAGAAATAATATAAGGATATGTACCTGTTCCTAATTCTATATTAGCTATTCCATTATCATTTGTTACTAGTGTTTGATTAGAAATTACTATTGTTGCGCCAGCAATTTGTACTGTAGCATTTTTAACACTAAATGTTGCAAGTTGTAATACTCCAGTACCAGGTATAAATGTAATTGTTTGAAAATTATCAATAGAAGTTATTTCTCCAATTACTTTTTCACCTTTTACTTTTAAGTTACCAGAATACGTATATGCATCTGTGCTATCTCCTTCGCTATCAGGAATTACAGCAAAATCTCTTTTTATTGCTACAAATGAATTAGCTGCTAAACCAGACTTTGTAAAATCAACATTAATTATTGATCTTACAGCATCTGCTCCCATTTTTTCATTATCAGTTATACTTACTATATCATCATGTACTAAATTCTCTGTATATTGATCAAATGCATAACTCATAGATGGACTATATCCAGTAACATCTGTTTGTTCAAAATCTTCATCAACATATTGTCTTGAATATTCTTTTGAATTTTTAGAAATAGATGAATCTGTAAAACCTTTCATTCTATGATACAAAGTTGTACCTGCGTTTAATATTCCATAAAACATTACTTTTTTATTTCTTTTAACTAAATTATTCATTTAATTTCTTCCTCCCTTAATTAATCTTTATAATATGTTATTCTCATTGGTATTTGATATCTAGCAGTAAGTTCACTTACTTGATAGGCATATCCTGTACTTGTACATTCTATACTTTCAATACCATTTATTTCAGGTAGTATGCCATTATCGTTGTTATCTTCAATCCATGCTTCAATATCGTTATACAATTTACAATTAAGTAAATTATTTATAACGTCGGCACCCCAAGCTTGTCTACTAGCTAATATAAATGATAATTGCCTTAAGCTACCACCATCTCTATACTTCTTTATAATAGGAGATACAGGAGTTTGTTCGATAGAGTAATCTACTGAGTCGCTACCTAAATAATCTACCCCTATTCGTCCATTTTTGTCCAAACAAGGACAGTCTATAAAGTATTTTCTTATCTTATCTATCATTTACTACCTCCTGCTATTTTTCCAGCACCTTCAAGTATTTGTTCTTTGTTATCTGCTTTCATACGTTCAAACCAAAATGCTCCACGCATTGGTCCTCCAGTATAAACTAAATCTTTATCAGTTACTTGTTTAGGAGCTTTTCCTACCATTACTTTACCATAGTATTGATAACGAGAATATATAGAATTATACTCTATATTACCACTACCTACAACAGTACCAAGTATTCCTGACTTTGTTAACATACCCGATTGAAACGGTGTATATTTATCATTTAATCTTAATACTTCATTATCTATAAACTTTTGAGCTGAATTAAACTGACCATTCCATTTTGATTTAAATTCTGGATTCCATTCTAATTGCGCTTCACCGTTTTTATCGTGGTATATTTTACCTCTAGGTGTTTGTATTTCCATTATTTAGCACCTACTTCGATATGTTGTAATCCTCCAAAATCTTTAACATCCACAGAGGTTACGATATAAACATTTGTAAACTTCTTTTGAATATCTGCTAACGTCACAAAAGTATAATCTATAATTCCTTTTACTATAATATCACCTTTTCTAATTGAAATACTAGTATCTGGTATTACTATTAAAGCTTTATTTTCATTAGCAGCTCCACTTTTAGTTATGTTTATACCTTCTACATTATCAAAGAATACTTCATATACATAAGCACGTATATACTCGTCCAACCTAGTGGTTTTATTAAGAGTTTTATAATAAAGTGTACAATCATGTGGAAACATAATTAACACCCCCTATAAAGCAATTTAGGATCTAGATAGTCGGTTAATATTTGATACTTATCTGCATCATCTTGTGATTTTTCAACATAACTTGCAGATTGAGTTCCAACACTTTCGGATTTTTTACCTTCACGTTTTTCTATCTTTAACATTTTATCAGCAAGAGTACAAGCACAATATTTAACTTCATCTAGTATATTAGTTTCATCTATCCTACTAAAAGTATTACGTTTTATATATGCACTTGCTCCAATCACTAATCTATCAAAAATAGATGAAGGCATGATACCATGATAATTATCTTTGTAAAATGTATAATCTACGTATGACATGCCTTGCACCTACTTTCTTAAGCAAAATCTACTAATAAATCTGTATCTAATTCTTTAATACCATATATAATATCAAAAGAAACTTTATCTGTTTTAGTTTTAGAATCATAATCAAATACAACTCTAACTGCTAATCCATTAGCACTAGCTATAGCTGCTTTAGCTGCTCCTTGAGGTAATTCTAATTGTCTTGTTACTAATGCTAAACCATTTCTGTGGAAACCTAAAGAATGAGCTTTATTTATTATTACTACACTTTGAGCTTCTGTTATTGTAAATGGTGCTTTTTCAGTTACTTTTAATGTTCCTGCACCTGCAACTAATATTAAATCTTCTGCACATTCAAATAAGTAACCATTAACTATTAATTGGTCACCAACTTTAATTGTTCCTGTTGCTGCTGCTCCTGCACTTACAGTGAATTGAGATGCACCTTTTGTACAAACTACTTTATATGCAGTTACTGTTCCAGCTGTTACAGATGAATTTTGAGGAGCATTTTGAGACATAAATGTATTCATTGTATA